CTCGTTCTGGTGGTAAAGCTGTAGTATATGATACTTCACAATTACCTACTAATTTAGGAATGGATATGCAAACAGTATTGTATCATTTAAAAACAGATGGTATTATACCTATCAACTCAAAAGAAGAAGGAGGTCAAATGGCTAACTTTAATCAATTCCAACAAATTGATTTTACATTATCACAATCAGTACAGCAATTAATTAATTTAAAACTTATGCTTGAACAAACTGCTGGTAATATATCTGGAGTTAGTCCGCAAAGAGAAGGAGCTGTAGGTCAATATGAATATGTAGGAAATGTACAAAGAAGTGTAGTACAGTCAGCTACTATAACTGAAAGCTGGTTTTATTCGCACATACAATGTAAGAAAAGAATATATGAAAGACTTTGTAATTTAATGAAAATTTCATGGGCTGGCGGAAAGAAAGCTGCTGTAATATTAGGAGATGGTGCATATAAATTTTTAAATGTTATGCCTGATATTGCATTACAGGATTTTGGTGTTCATGTAGGAGATAGCGGTAAAGATGACGCTATGAGACAAGCTGTACAACAATTATCACAAGCTGCTTTACAGTCTGGTCAAATTAGTTTGTTAGATGTTATAAAAGTAATGAAAGCTGATACAATGACAGAAGCAGAACATGTTCTTGAAAGAGGTATGGATGAAATGAAAAAACAAATGGAAGTTGCAAAACAACAAGAACAAGAAATGTTAAAAGCACAAGCTGAAGCTGCTATGCAAGAAAAACAAGCAGAGGCACAAATTAAACAACTTGATAACGAAACAAGTATTAAAGTTGCAGAAATAGGTGCACAAGCAAGAGTACAAGTAGCTGAAATAGCTTCTGATGATAAAAGAGATATAGCTGATATGAAAGAAAGAGTTGCTATGGATAAAGAAGTATTAAAGAACATGTTAGATAAAGGAGATACTGATAGTCCATCACCAAGTCCGCAAGGAACTGCAACGCAAGAACAAATGGATGCAGCAACACAAACTATTCTAGAATCATAAAAAAATATTATATTTGCAAATTAGGGACTAAAATTATTAAACAATGGCAGAAGAAAAATCAAAAATAGTAGAAGAAGTACAATCTACATCAGAAGAAGTAAAAGAACCAGCATTTGACCCGTCTGCATTTGCGGCAGAAGGGCCTGTAGAAACTACAGAAGAAACGACTGAAACACCAGAAGCTAAAGAAGAAAGCGAAGTGGAAGATGTCGTTGAAGATGTAAAAGGTTTAGAAGAAGAAGCAGCAGAACAACCAGAACAAGAAGATGGCTTTAGTTGGGATTCAATAGAAACAGAAAAAGTTGAAGAACCAAAAGCAGAAGAAGAAGATATTGATTGGGATGTTGAAATAACAGAACAACCTAAAGAAGAACAAACAGATATAGATTGGAAAGCTGTAGCAAAAACTTTAGGTTTAGATGAAAATACATCAGTTGATGAAATAAAACAAAAACTACAACCACGAGAAGAAGTAGAAGAAAAAGAAGTTGTAGAGCCACAAATGAATGATAATGCAACAAGACTTAATGAGTTTTTAAAATTATCAGACAAAGAACTATTAGCAGAAGAAATGAAAGCTGATGGTATGGCAGAAGATAAAATTGAGGAGGCATTAGATAAAATGGAAGACTCAGGTTTATTAATCAGGGAAGCGCATAGAATTAGAAGGCAGTTACAATCAGCAATAAAACAAGAAGCTCAACAAGCAAAAATTCAACAAGCAGAGCAAGAAAAACTGCAAAAACAACAAGCTGAAACTAACAGAAAAGAACTTCAAAAATACATCAAAACAATGGAAAACTTTATGGGTGGTAAAGTAAATAATAAAGACAAGCAAGAAGCATACAAGTATATTGTATCTGGTAATATGCAACAAGACATATGGAAATCTCATACCAATGCGTCTGAGGTGGCAATGTTTTTGCTATTCAAAGATAAATTTGCAAAGATACTTCGTGCACAGGGGTTAGAGGATGGCAAAGCCAGTATCCTAAATAAAATAACCTCTCCAAGTCTTAAAGGGAAATCTAAACCGACTTATGAAAAGAAAGATAATTCGGTATTTGACCCTGCCGCGTTTATGAGAGAATAAATTTAATAACAAGAAAGCAATGCTAGGATTTGTGATATAAAATTTATTTAATCAAATTAAAATAATGTATAATTAAATAAATTAAAAAAAATGGCTAAAGTATATACGGGTACGTACGGAAGTGGTACGTCTCCAGAAAACTCGCTGAATACTGCCCTTTTGCAATACCCAGAGATTGCAAGAACTCTAATTCAGCAATATCCTAGATACTCTGCTACATTCCTATTAGAAAGAACTGGAAGATTTGCAAAAGAAAAAGTATTAGGAGATAACTCTTTTGAGTGGAAAGTAATGGGAAGATATAACACTCCTTCATATTCTAATGGATGGATTTCAACTGATGGTGTAACATTTGTAGGTTCAACTGCTGGTTCAGGTGCAGCTGCTGTATCAGGAAATACATTAACATCTATGGATGCTGATGGTGATGTATTCTACATGTCTTTTGATGGACAAACTTCAGGAAGAACTGGTAACTTCTTAAATAAATACGATATGGTTAGATTCCAATCTGGAGCTACTGCATTAGTATTAGAAGACCCAGTTGCTGATGTAGTAAGAGCTGCTGCTAATGGTGGTACATTAACTGCTGCAACTGATTCTGTAGTTAAATTTGAAATGATAGATGGAACTGCTAATCCTTTACAATTAGGAGATATAGCTGATGAAGCTATTGTTGCTTCTATTGGTTCTGCATTCCCTAACGGGTCAAATGGTGCTGACGTTGGTGAAAACTACGTATATCCATCTACGCATGTTAATTACTTAACTACAATGCGTAAGAAAACTTCTGTAACTGGAAAAGACATTACAGATGTAACATGGATAGAAAACAATGGACACAGATTATGGTACTTTACTAAGGAGCAAATGATGATGGATGAGTACATGTATCAGCAAGAACTACAAAGATGGTATGGTAGAACTTCTGTTACTGATACTACAATTCAAAGACCAGGTGCATATACTACATCTGCATTAGGTTTATCAGGAACTCAAGCTACATCTGTTGTTACAGGTGATGGACTATTAGCTCAAATTGATTCTTCAAATCAAGCTACTTATTCAATGGGTGGATTAACTGAAGATATTATTACTGAGTTTTTAGCAAAATTATCTTTAAATGCTACTAATGCAGAAGGTAACGAGTATGTTGTAATGACTGGTACTGAAGGTAGATTAGCTTTCCATAGAGCAATGAAAGACTTATTAATTGCTCCTTCTGGAAGTTTTACTGGTGGTTCTATGTCAGGTGTAAGTGGCGACGTTGAATTAGGCGCAAACTTTACATCTTATACAGCATTAGGTAACAAATTAACTATGGCTTATTGCCCAGTATTTGATGACCCTAATCTTCATTCATCTTCAGGTGGTACAAATGCTTTTGGAGATACTAGACTTAAAGAATCAGGAAAAATGGTATTCCTAGATTTTGGAAGAACTTCTGGTGTTTCTAATATTGAGCTTATCACTAAAGGTGCTGAGAATGTAAATAGAAGCTTCATTAAAAAATATGTAGCTGGAATGATAAACCCATATGACCAAAAGTCTATGATGGCAGCTAACGCTGATGACAAATTTGAAGCACACTTGCTTTCTGAGTCTGGAATCATCGTAAGAAACCCATTATCTTGTGGTATATTGAGTGCATCGTAATTATTAACCCTTAAAAAAAAAAAATTATGCCGAGTTCAAATAAAAGAAATGCATTTTTATTTTTTCGTGATAGCACAACATCTATGATGTGTATTCCTGCTAGTAAAATAACTCTAGTAGCGACTGCGGCAGATACTGATGTAGAGGTTTATTACGAGGGTGAT